ATAGTAATACATTGGTACCATTTAATAGTAATTCTAATCAGTATTTAACCAATGCTGCTGAAGCCAAGGCTTTTACTCTATCCGCAATGACACCGTATCAAGGATTATACCCTAAAACAACTGATTTGAAAACCCAAGATTGCAGTGAAAATATTAGTCCAATTTATGGTGCAATCCAACGTAGTGATTTTATAGAAAGCTCAATTACCGTCAGTAACCTTGCAACATTAATTAGTGGTTCAACTACCGACACAAACCTAAGAACATATATGTTCTGTATGTTATACATGATGGATAATGGCACAGGAACTATTAAATTCAAATATATGCAAAATAATTTATATGGTGTTATAGTTGATGTTGCGTTTCCTGGTGGTTTAAAATCAAAAATAACAAAGTACAGATGTTTACAAACTCCTGAAAAAATTCCAAGACCATTTGCAACATTTGACACCATCCAAGATAATATTAATTTTGTTAGAGATTATTATTCAAATCTAATGGGTGAATATTTTAAAGCTGGATTATCTAAACAAGATACAATAAATGCAATTATTGAATTATTCTATATGACTTGGTATACTTCAGGTTCACCAAAAATAGAATATAATGATAAGAAGAATGGTCCTTATAATACTTGGATTGGTAAGGTTGAAACGGCTTATTTAAAAGCAAAAACATTAGGTTTGTACTAAATTAAATAATCGTTATATTTATTAAGAAAAACAATATGAGTAATTTAAAAAATTTATTGGACAACTACTTACAGAAAGATACTGTAATCGCCGAAAAAGATTTGGGTAACGGATATAAAGAAGTTTGTGATTTACAAACTGGTGACTGTTATACTGTAAGATTAAAAGACGGTTTAATTGAAAGAGTGGATAACACAATGAAATTAAATAAAACATTAAGAGTTGAAACACCACAAGGTGTTAAAACATTATTAAACGGTTAATCATGGAAAACAAAGTTTCAAAAACAATATTAGAGGAATTAAAAAGATATAATCAAATCAACAGTTATATTGTTGAGCAAGACGCTGCGTTACCTCCACCCGCTGATGAAGACCCAACTGCAGCAGAACCTCCACCACCGGCACCTGATGATACTACATTAGGTGGTGCCACTCCACCTGAAGGTGAAGCGACTCCCGAAACAGGTGCACCTATTGATATTAATAATGACCCTGATGTTGAGGAAATTGAAACTGGTGATTCAGAAGGTGGTAAGAATGATAGTAGTAGTGGTACCGAAGAGTTGGATATCACAGAATTGGTTACTTCACAAAAAGACATGCAGTCAAAGCAGGAAGAATACATGAATTCAATGATGTCTAAATTAAATGATTTAGAAAGTAAATTAGCTCAGATGGATTCAATCTTTGAAAAGATTAATTCAATTGAAGACAAAGTTGAACAATACAGACCAAAAAGTGCTGAGGAAAAAATGGAATTAAGGTCTTTAGATTCTGGTCCTTATAGTCAAAAGTTATCAGATTTCTTTACTGAAAAAGAACCACAAATGAGACAACAAGGTAAGGAGCAATATATTTTAACACCTGATGATGTAGAAAACTACGACAAGATGAGTGTTAGAAAATCTTTTGACCAAGGTTTACAAAACTAATTTGATTTCTGAAAAAATTGTGTTATATTTATCTTACATTAAAAGATAAAAAATACAATTATGATGACAGACAAAACATTCGATGCCGTTCTGGCGCAGTACGAACAAAACACAAAACCATTTGGTGACCAACCAATGATGTCACAAGAAGACAGAATGAAGCGTTATTTCGCGGCTATTCTTCCTAAAGGTGAAAACTCAGGACAAAGAAGAATCCGAATCCTACCAACTACAGATGGTTCATCTCCTTTTAAGGAAGTATGGTTCCACGAAATCCAAGTAAACGGTACTTACAACAAACTTTACGACCCCGACAAAAATGAAGGCGGACGTTCACCTTTAACAGAGGTTTACGAAGAACTTATGAAAACTGGCAAACAAACTGACAAAGATTTGGCGGCACAGTACAAAGCTCGTAAATTTTACATTGTTAAGGTTATTGACCGTGACCATGAAGAAGATGGTGTTAAATTTTGGAGATTCAAACACAACTACAAACAAGATGGTATCTTGGACAAAATCATTCCAATTTGGAGAGCTAAAGGTAATTTGACTGACCCAAATGAAGGACGTGATTTGATTATCCAATTGGTTAAATCAAAAACACCAAAAGGAAAAGAATACACTTCAATTCAAACAGTAATGTATGACGACCCAAGCAAATTGTCAGAAGATGTTGAACAATCAGATTCTTGGAAAAACGACCTAACAACTTGGGCTGACGTTTACTCTAAGAAACCTGTTGAATACTTGGAAGCAATTGCTCGTGGCGAAGTTCCACGTTGGGATTCAGAATCTAAAAAATATGTTTACGGTGATGACGCTACTGAAGTATTCGGTGGAACACCTGTGGACCCACAAGCAGGTATGTCACCTGACGAGGAATTACCATTCTAATAAACTAAAACACATCATGTATGGTATCTTGTATGGTACCATACATGATTAATTTATATCACATATGGCTATTAAAAAAAATGATTTCAGCTCAGTAAAGAAAAAATTCTCTACTTCAGCAAAATATAAACCGCAAAGATTTTTTGACTTAGGTTCTGACTTCTTGGATGCGGTTGGACTTCCAGGTCCTGCAATTGGACACTTAAATATGTTCTTGGGTCACTCAGACACAGGAAAAACAACCGCTTTGGTTAAAGCCGCTGTTGATGCACAAAAGAAAGGTATTCTACCTGTATTCATTATTACAGAACAGAAATGGTCTTTTGAACACGCAAAGATTATGGGTTTTGAATGTGAAGAAGTTGTTGATGAAGAAACGGGTGAATCAGATTGGGACGGATTTTACATCTTCAACAATGATTTTAATTACATTGAACAGATTACGGATTATATCAATAGTTTGTTAGATGCACAAGAAAAAGGTGAATTGGATTACAGTTTATTATTCTTGTGGGATTCCGTTGGTTCAGTTCCATGTAAGATGACTTATGACGGCAAAGGTGGGAAGATGCAAAATGCTGGTGTATTAGCAGACAAAATTGGAATGGGAATTAATCAACGTATTTCGGGAAGTCGTAAGTCAGAATCAAAATATGAAAATACTTTGGTTATAATTAACCAGCCATGGGTGAGTCTCCCTGATAATCCATTTGGTCAACCTAAAATTAAGAGTAAAGGAGGAGAGGCGATTTGGTTAAATTCATCTTTGGTATTTTTATTTGGTAATCAAAAAGAAGCGGGAACAAACAAAATTACAGCAACAAAAGATAAAAGAAGTGTTAAGTTTGCGATTAGAACTAAAGTATCTGTGATGAAAAATCACATTAATGGTTTAGGTTATGAAGATGGTAAAATTATTGTAACACCACACGGGTTCTTAGCAGGTAAAGAAGCTGCTGAAGAAAAAGTATCTATTGAAAAATACAAAACTGAACATGCTGAATATTGGAAAGAAATTATTGGTACTGACGGTGATTTTGTTTTGAAGGAAGAAAAAGAAGAAAACTAATAAAAAGTTATATTTATTCTACTTTTATCAAATCTGTAGGTATTTATTAATATGGGAAGAAAGAAAAAAGAAGATATTGAAAAGAAAGTTAAGATTGGCGTTTCAATAGACCCCGAACTACCACAATACTTTAAAGATAAATCAATAAATTTATCTTCCCTTGTTAATAAATTATTAAAAGAGTACATTAAAAATGGAAACTAAAGTTTGTAGTAAATGTGGGGTTAGACAAAATGTTTTGGAATTTCGTAAAGATATAACTAAAAAAGATGGATTAAGACCTGATTGTAAGTTATGTGTAAAAAGTTACGAAATGTCTCGTAGGGCTAACAATCCCGATATGATGAAAGAAAAACTTAAAACGTACTATAAAGATAATCCCGAAAAAAGAAAAAAATATCGAGAAAATTATAAATTAAGGAAACAACAGCAAAGGAAAAATAGAAGAAATAGTGACCCTATTTTTAATTTAATTAATCGGATTAGGTGTAGAG